AGCCAATTCCTACTGTAGAACCTTCCCCGTTTATTGTTCCTAGTTTTGCGGAGGGTGGTTATACGATAGCACCAAGCGGTCCAGCGGTAGGTGATGAAGAAGAGGAAGTCAGCGAAGAACGTGTTGTGGAAATTAAAAAGAAACCAAAGGAAAAGCGCACCTCAGTTGAGGAACAAGTAGTGGTGGCATCAGAAGTCAAGAAAGCATTAGACAATGCTTCCAAAGGAAAGAAGGTGAAAAATGAGCTGAAGGCTATAGTAGAATTAGCAAAGGTTGATCCTGCTATCGTTGCCAGATACACCACTCCTGGTAGCCAAGCATTACAGGATATTACAGCCCAAGTAGATAGCTTCTCTTTCATGCCAACCATACAGAAAAAGAAGAAGCCTGTACCTGGATATGGTTTGCCACCTACAAGACCCGGTGGAAGATAATGACTGAAAGACAAGAGAAATTTGTTGAGTATTATTCACTTACTGGCAATGCAGCCAAGTCTGCAGTGGAGGCTGGCTATTCTAAAAAGACAGCTAAACAGAAGGGATACGAACTCAAGAAACTTCTCAGCAATGAAATACATGAACAGACTCAAAAGATACTTCAAGACAAGAATCCCGCAAGCATACATTGGCTTACAGAACTGGCACAGACAGCGGAAAGCGAAAGTGTACGCCTTGGAGCGATCAAGGATCTCCTGGATAGAGCGGGATTAAAACCTGTAGAACGCATTGAACAGACAAACGTAGAGCGAATGTCAGATGAGGAAATCCAAAGGGAACTCAACGCACTCATCAAACATTAGAAGTTTAGAGCTTTTACGTGAACAACGTAAGAGGGAGAGGTATAATAGGATTGATACATACGATCCCTACCCATACCAATCCACCTTCCATGAGACAGGGAAGGATTGCAACCAAAGGCTTCTCATGGCTGCCAACAGAATTGGAAAATCATTCTGTGGTAGTATGGAGCTTTCCTATCACTTAACTGGATTCTATCCAGATTGGTGGAAAGGCAGAACTTATCGCCAACCCGTGATAGCATGGGCTGGTGGTGTCTCCAACGAGACAACCAGAGACATCGTTCAGTTTGAATTATTGGGTTCCCCCGATGATCCAGAAGCTTTCGGTTCCGGTACTATACCGAAAAATCTAATAATAAAGACCGAGAGAAAACCTGGAGTACCTAACGCGAAGAGTGTGGCACTCATTAAGCACGTTAGCGGTGGGAACTCTTCTTTATTCTTCAAAGCCTATGAGATGGGAGTAGAGAAGTGGCAGGGTAGATCCGTAGATGTGATCTGGCTTGACGAGGAACCTTCAAGGGATATATACTCGCAAGCTGTAACCCGAACGCTTGACAGGAGGGGGATGGTTTATATGACATTCACCCCCGAACAAGGAATGACAGAGACAGTTGCATCCTTTATGAACAACCTTCAACAAGGACAGTCTTTAACCAACGCAACATGGGATGATGCTTCAGAGAAAGTCATCTCCATGAATGGACAGAATGGGCATCTTAACGAATTGGTTATGGAGCAGATCCTTTCTTCCTATTCTCCCCATGAGAGGGAGATGAGAAGATACGGTAGACCATCCATAGGTTCAGGCTTAGTCTTCCCTGTACAGGAAGATAAGGTGATTGTAGAGCCATTTGAGATCCCAATGGAGTGGGCTAGGCTGTCAGCGATAGACTTTGGTTATGACCATCCCACAGCAGTAGTGTGGTTAGCATGGGATAAGGATGAGGATGTATACTATCTGTACGATTGTCACAGGATGTCTAAAGCCACACCGCACGTTCACTCTGGTTACATCAAAACCAGACCCAATTGGATACCAATGGTATTCCCCCATGATGGAAATAGGAAGGATTCTATGGGGAATCCAGGTCTAGCAGACCAATACAGGAGTCATGGCATCAACATGCTCCTTGATCACTTCACAAACCCCCCAGCTTTAGGGGAAAAGAAGGGTGGAAACTCCATAGAAACAGGTATAATGGCTATGCTTCAAGCTATGGAAAATGACCGATTTAAGGTGTTTTCCACACTTTCTGACTGGTTTGAGGAGTTCAGGATGTATCACAGGAAAGCTGGTAAGATCGTACCCGTAAGGGATGACTTAATGTCAGCAACAAGGTACGCATTTCAATCAATGGATAGATTTGGAATCTCTGGTGGGGAAGAAGACTGGAGTAAGGAAATTGAATATAAAAACATGGGTATTGTATGAAATTAACTGATGCAGAAATTCTAAGCAGGATACAAGGAGAGATAACAGACTCGCTTGGGTATGGTGGTGAGATCTCCAAACAGCGTGAAGATGCGATGCTTTACTACTATGGTCTTCCCTTCGGTAATGAGGTGGAAGGAAGAAGCCAGTATGTAGACTCCAGTGTCATGGACACGATTGAATGGATCAAACCTTCCTTGATGAAGATCTTTGCATCAGGTGACGAGGTGGTTGTTTTCAATCCGCAGGGTCCAGAGGATGTAGAGTCAGCCAAGCAAGCCACGGATTACGTTAATTATGTTTTCATGCGTGACAACCCTGGTTGGGAAATCCTTTACTCCTGGTTCACTGATGCACTTCTACAAAAGAATGGTATCGTTAAGTGTTGGTGGGATGAGTCAGAGGAATGGAATCGGGAGGAGTACAGTAATCTCGATGAAGTAGAATTCAATATGCTCATTATGAATGATGATGTTGAGATCATCGAGCACACTCCACGAATGGAAGAGGAAGGTGAGTTCCATGATGTTGTCATCAAGCGAAGGAGAGATTCAGGAAGAGTAAAGATAGAGAATGTTCCACCTGATGAGTTCCTTATTTCCAGAGAGTCCAAGACAATACAGGAAGCAAGGTTTGTCTGTCATCGCGTACTTAAAACTGTTTCCCAATTGAGGGAGATGGGATTTGAAATAGATGATGTAGAAGCGATGGGTGGTGGGGATACGGACATAGATGCGTTCTCCGCAGAAAGGTTAGCAAGGTATGAGTTCGATGACTCCGCTAAATTCTGGTCAGGTTGGGGTGATGCTGCTGACAGTGAAGAGTTAAAGTCATACTGGTTGCATGAGAGCTACATTCGTATAGATGAAGATGGTGATGGCATTGCTGAGTTAAGGAAGATTACAACGGTAGGCAGTCAGGTTCTTTCAGATGACCCGATTGACAGGATTCCGTTTGTCAGTGTTACACCGATTAAGATCCCGCATAAGTTCTTTGGGTTGTCGATTGCGGATCTTGTGATGTCAATTCAGTTGATAAAATCTGTATTGACACGAAACCTCATGGATAACATGTACAACCAGAACTTTGGTAGATATGCTATTTTAGAGGGGCAAGCTAATTTGGATGATCTGCTCACACAAAGACCGGGCGGTATAGTGAGAGTCAAGTCACCAAATGCAATCATGCCGCTTGCCACACCACAGCTTGAACAGAGTTCATTCCAGATGCTTGACTACCTTGACAGGCTGAGGGAATCAAGATCCGGTGTCAGTAAGTACAGCCAGGGTCTAAATGAAAATGCACTAACCTCCCACACCACAGCACAGGCTGTGTCTGCCACGATGACGGCAGCACAGTCCCGTGTTGAACTGATTGCCAGGAGTTTCGCAGAAACAGGTGTGAAGGAGTTGATGCTCAATATATTTGAGTTAGTACAAAAGAATCAGGATCACGAAAGGATCATCATGCTGAGAAATAATTTCGTTACAGTCAGACCAGACATGTGGCTAGATAAATACGATTGTACTGTTTCCGTAGGAATAGGAAGCGGTAATCGTGATCAACAGATGATGCACCTTTCCACTATGCTTTCATTTGCAGGGGATGCAATGAAGGGTGGTCTGAAGATTGTGAATCAGAAGAATCTTTATAACATGGGAGCAGCACTCATAAAGAATATGGGCTTCCAGAACGTTGAAGACTTCTTGACTGATCCCGATCAGATACCTGACCAACCTGATCCCAAGGAATCAATAGAGCAAATGGAGATGCAGCTAAAACAGAAAGAGATTGAAATCAAAGCTGCCGACATTAACATAAAACAGCAGAGGATAGAACTGGAAACCATGAAGACACAGGTTGACGCTAACCTGAAGATGGCAGAGATCCAGCTTGAAGCAGAGCAAGGAAGACCGGTAGCCATTGGATGACAGAGCGCGTAGAGCGCAATCTCTACTAAACGATCCTCTCATTGTAGAGGCATTTGAAACACTTGAAAAAGATTTACTGGATACCTGGAAACAGTCAGGTACCGGTGATAAGGAAACCAGAGAATCACTTTGGTTAGCTATGAGACTGCTGGATAGACTTCGCATCCATCTTCAATCCATTTTGGAAACTGGACAGATGGCTGAGAAAATGCAGCAATACCAACTATAGGAGAATAAAAAATGGCAGCGGATAAGCAGGTCGCCCCGCACGATATAGCACTACCCCCAGGTGAGGGTAGCATTATAGAAGCAGAGACAGCTATTCTTGGTTTGATGGACCCTGAAAAGGAGAAACCAGAAACCGAGGAAGCACAACCATCAGAGGAAGTATCTGAAGGCGAACCCGAAGCATCCGAAGAGGAACCTGAAGCTGAAGAAGCGGAAGAGGAAACAGAGGATGAAGAGGCAGAGTCACCTGAAGAAGAAGAAACTGAAGAGGAAGTTGACACACCTGATGTCTACACCGTTAAGATAAATGGTGAAGACCATGAGGTTACTGAAGATGAACTCATTAAGGGATACTCTCGACAGGCAGACTATACAAAGAAAACACAAGAGCTAAGTCAGTACCGCTCACAACTCGATCAGGCAGCACAGTTCTACCAGACCGAAGTTGCAGCGACTCAGGAAGCTCGACAGCAGTATATCAATTCTTTAGCGCAAGGAGTACAGCTTAGTCTCTCCTCGTTACAGGAATTTGAGAACATTGACTGGGAACGGTTAAAAACCGAAGACAAGGAAGAATATCTTACAAAGAGAGATGATTTCCGAGAAGCCCAGAACAGTGTTCAGAAGCTAAAACAGACACACGCACAAGAAGCAGAAAAGCAAAATGCTGAACAGCAACATCAGTTTCAAAACTGGGCACAGACTGAACATCAAAAGTTAGTCAGTATCCTTCCCGATTGGGGAGATCCAGTGAAACAGAAGGCGATTGCTGGTGAACTGAGACAGTTCGCTTTTACCAAGGGCTTTGCCGAGGAAGAGTTAGCACAGCTTTTTGATCACCGTTCTATTCTAATCTTAATGCAAGCTAAAGCTTGGGAAGATGACCAGAAGAAGGTCAAAACAGTTAAGTCTAAAAAGATAAAGAACAAACCCAAAGTCATCAGGAGTGGCAAAGGTGTGCAAAAGTCTGACAGCGACAAATCAAAGAGAGCTGCGAATATGAAAAGGCTCCGAGAGACTGGACACCACAGAGATGCGGTGAGTCTTTTGGAGGATTTTATAGAATTATAATAGGAGAAAAATTATGGCAGTTCCATCAAATACTTCTCTTACTTACAGTGCTGTAGGTATTAGGGAAGACTTGTCGAACGTGATTTATAATATAGCTCCATTGGATACTCCCTTTTTTAGTGGTTGTGGCAGAAGTACTGCTGATAGCACTAAGTTTCAGTGGCAGACCGATACTATCGCTGCAGGTTCTACGAACCAAGCTGTAGAAGGAAATGACCCGACCAATGATGCTCGGGCCAATCCAGTGTTGTTAGATAATTACACGCAGATAAGTGTTTATACAATTCAAACATCAGGAACCAACGAAGCAGTCGATTATGCTGGCAGAAAAAATTCGCAAGCTTACCAGTTAGCGAAGAAAGCCAAGCAGATGAAGCGTGACATAGAATATATGTTGACGAACAATGTTGTCAAAGCTGTTGGTGACTCCACTGAAGCAAGAAAGAGTGCTGGTATCAGCACTTGGTTGGCTACTGGATACCTTTCCAATAACTCAACCAGTGGCTCACCGACTGCCGGTTCTTTGGGCACGACTGCACCTGTTGACGCAACTGCTACTGCTTCCATTACGGAAGCTAATATCAGAACCGTCATAAAGCAAGTGTACGAGGCTGGTGGTGATCCCGATGTTATTTTATGCAAACCGACCATTAAGCAAGCTATTTCAGCTTTAGCAACACAACCCGCAACAGCGAATGTTAGTGTTCCTATGCGTACTGCAGCGAATGGTCCTAAACCTGCTCACGTTATTTCAGCGGTTGACGTATATGTCAGCGATTTTGGTACGTTCAAAATTGTGAGTGACCGAAACCAATTCCGTGATAGGGATGTGTTCTTTATTGATTTTGACTACTGGTCTGTGGCTTACCTCCGACCTTTTAAGACAGAGGCACTGGCTAAGTCAGGCGACTCTGTGCGACAGATGTTAGTCGTGGAGTACGGTCTTGAATCTAAGAACCAAGCTTCTAGCGGTTTTCTAGCTGACTGTAAAGCGTAAGAGGTATATAGGGGGTGGGTAAAACCACCCCCGATCTTATGAAACAAATAGAAACTGGTTGTCCGAGTGCGGTAGATGGAAAAGGTGGTACAGTAATATTTCCTTTTGGTCCGTGTGTATATGCGAACTTCATCAGCGACAAACTAAAGAAGTCACTTCTAAAAGAAGGGAATAAAATAAGGAGCAAGGAAAAGCACAAATTTAACAAACAACTTGCTGGAAATCTATACTTCGGTGGCTCCTATAATTACAGTGATCAGTATGTCAATGAAATTCAGGAAGAACTGACTGGTATTTTATTCCAGTGGTTTGATTTTATGAATGCACACTATGGTCCTCAAAGGCTGAACTTTGTATCTGGACAA